CTCTGTTTAATTTATACAGAATACTGGAAATTCCAGTTAAAGCTAAGTTGAATACGATTACTTCTCCTAGCACAATGGATCCTAATCAGGTTTTACCTGCTTTAGGAAGATTCATACCAATTTTTGTATACCATTTGGCAACAATTATTGGGTTTAGAACACCTTTGATGAAGTCTTTATTGACAACAGATAAGGGACCACTGTGGCTTATGAAAACTCTTAGAGCTGTTCCTTTCCTAATTTCTAAATCTGCTCCATCTGTGAGACCAGTAGATTCGGATGATAATTCACCGATATCTACATCTCCAGCGAGCTTGATTTATTCGGCGAAGGCTTGGATGAATAATCCATGTTTATACCAATATTTAACATATTGGTGTCAGATGACAGGTAATACCTATCTTCTGAACCGAATTGAATCATGGAGTAAATTGCCTAAAGCAAACATTTATGCTAAAGGTACTCCTCATTTAGGAAAACTAGGTTTTAAGGAAGAAGCTGCTGGTAAACTTAGAGTGTTTGCTATGTGTGATCCATATACACAATGGTTATTTAAACCGTTGTGGGACGCACTAGTAGATTTACTCCAAAGAATACCTCAGGACGGTACTAAGGACCAGATGGCACCGATTCATAGTCTATTAAAGAAAAGACCGAAGGGTCCTTTCTATAGCTATGATCTCTCTGCTGCTACCGATAGACTTCCAGTGATAATACAAGCTCAATTGCTTGGTTATTTTATTGGAGCTCACGCTGCCAACATTTGGAAGATCTTATTGATTGGAAGACCATACTTTGTACCTATTAATAGCTACAAAGGTGTGCCTAGTGGTGAATTAATTCACTACGAAGCAGGTCAACCAATGGGAGCATTGACGAGTTGGGGAATGCTTGCATTCACCCATCATCTAATGGTTCAATGGTCTGCATTTAGAGTGGATCCAACTAATTACCATTGGTTCTCCGATTACGCCGTTTTAGGTGATGACATAGTTATCGCCGACAAGGCTGTCGCCGAATCTTATGTGGAAACATGTAATCTCTTAGGTGTTGAAATAGGATTGGCTAAAAGCCTCCTATCACCAAAAGGGAAATCATTAGAATTTGCTAAACGAACATTTGTTAATTCAACAGATGTTTCACCAGTTCCTTTTAAGGAATACTGGGTAGCAGTTCAGATGATTAATGCGGGTATAGAGTTTGCTTCTAAGTATAAACTTAGTGCAGCTCAATTCCTTAAAATACATGGGTCTGGATGGAGAGTTTTATCTCAACATCTCAAACCATTCACTAAAATGGGAAAAGTATGGAGAAACTTACTATTAGCGTACATTTCACCTAAAGGTGTTGTACCTCGACCCTTATTGAACTACTTCTTATCGAAATCGGTAAGTAAAGTAGCCAATGTAAGAGATGATATCAAGTTGAGTATTTTATACTCATATCTAAAAGATCTTATTTCTGATTTACAGAAACAGGTAGATGAAAATCTGCCTATATGGGATCAAGTTAGAAAACTTGTAACCGTAACTAAATATTACGGAAAGTATTCATCTCCTACGGCACCTCCAATCGTTTTATATGATGATATCATATATAATGATACTAAACCTGTAGGTCCTCAAAAGGATCTAATCGGTCATATTACTGAAGAAATTAATTCAACAGTATACCGAACAGCGTTTATGGATGTACCTGG